ATAATATTTTAGAATTTAGCTATCAGCTTGGTTCGTTGGTCTATGCTAATTTCATAACTGCTAGTTTTGAACCTTTTGGAAATCATGCTTGGAAGTTAGAAATTAAATTAGACATGCAACCGTTCAGATATCCAAAGGATATCGCACCAGTCGTATTAACAAACGCTGGAACGATTAATAACATCGGTACGGTCTATTCAGAGCCTATCATCGAGATCGAGGGCAATGGAGATGTATCACTGACTATTGGAAGTAAAACCATGTATTTGTCAATCATTGGTAAGGCTACGATTGACTGTAGACAAGGAAAGCAGAACATCTTTAATGCCAATGGTGCAGTGCAGAACACACTACGCAAGCGTGGTGGGTTCTTTGAAATCCCTGTTGGTCGTAACGGTGTGACGTTTACAGGAAATGTACGTAAGGTGACTATTCGACCCAATTGGAGGTATCTAGTATGATTTATTTAACAGACGGGAATGTACCTCTGAATGCTGCCTATGCTGACGAAATAGTTCAGATAGATAGAAATACCTATCAATTAACATTTAAGTTTCCTACTAACAATGTGTTATGGCAACGACTAAGAGAAGAAACATTCTTAACAGCTGATGATCTACATGGTGAGCAAGACTTTGTTATTTTTGAAGTTGAGAAACAACATGGATATATTCATGTTTATGCCAATCAAGTCATGACCCTGTTAAATCATTATGTTGTGCATCCAATCAATCTTGACAGAGAGACTGGCTCAACTGCTTTAAGTCGATTCGCTGGAAGCATCACTCGTGATAATCCATTCTCGTTCTTCTCAGATATTGACGATAGACATACCTTCAATACTGATACAACAAACGCTATGGAAGCCTTGACCAAGGATAAACACTCTATTCTTGGTCAGTGGGGTGGTGATTTAGTCAGACATGGTTATCAGGTACGCTTATTAAAAAATGGCGGTTCAGAAAATGAATCGCTTTTTATGTACAAGAAAAACCTGTCTAGTTACCAACACAAGACATCTACCAAGTCTTTGAAGACTCGTATAACTTTTAAAACGACTGTCAAGGGCGAGGGAAAGAATGCTGACGATAAGCATTATAAAGTAGTTGTAGATAGTCCATTAATCAATAAATACAGTCAGATTTATGAGGATGTTGTAGAAGTCAACGACCAAGACGTTAAGGATGAAGCAAGCCTTAGAGAATATGGCAAGCAGTATTTCAGAACTAGCCTATGCGATCTCATGGAAGATAGCCTTGAAATTGATGTTGTTGGTCAGAGTGATGTACCTGTACAGATGTTTGATGTGGTAGGTATCTATCATGAAACATTCGATTTGGATGTAAGGAAGAAAATCACTAAATATACCTACTCCCCAATGGCTAAGAAATTGAAGTCTATTGGTTTTGGTGAATTTAAATCTGGACTAGCAAATGCGATTGGGAATGTGGTAAGTGATGCGGTTAAGAATGAGACTTATATTTTTGAAGCAAAACTTGAAAAGGAAATCAAAAACGCTGACTTAGACTTTGACCGCAAAGTGCAAGGTATCAGGAATGAAATCACAGATGGTATTGAACAAGCTAAGGCTGTTGCTGAAGAAAATAAGAAAAAACTATCTGAAGAAATCAACAGACGATTCCAGGAATTCAACCCATCAGGGTTTGAAGAAACTAAAGCTAAAGCAGAAGAAGCTCTACGAAAAGTTGGAGCAAGCGCTGATCTTATCGAGGAAGCGAAGAGAATTGCGGACAGCAATACTAGAGATTTAAACGCATTTAAAACCTCGACTCAGAAAGAACGTGAGAAGTTATCAGATGAGCTGAAACGTTATTCACGAGAAGAAGCTGAGAATAAACTGACAGAAATCAGGGAAGTTCTGGCTAGTGACTATGTTTCAAAAAGAACCTATGTAGAAGATGCAGAAGGGACACGTCAACGACTTGAAGCTATAACACAAGACAACAAGACGAAATTAGCAGAATATAAACAAACAGTCGACGGTCAATTTACAAATCTATCTAGTCAGATTGCTGACAAAGTGGACAGAGTGGATTTTCAACAAGTCAAAGAAACTTCACTAATTTATGAACGTATTTTTGGTAGGACGGATTCAAATGTTGCTTCAAATATAGCCCGTATGGCATTGACATCAGAATTGTTCGAGGTCGAAGTAGGCAAGAGGTTTAGTAACCTTACTAATCTGTTTTACGCTCCGACTAAAATCCCTAAATACATTTCATCAGTCGCGACCAATAGACACTTAGAACGTGTCAGTTGGGGCGACCACAATGGTATTAGAATTAACTACACAGACTCCATGTCTGGCTGGTTAGGCGTTATGTTCCCTCTTACTAAGAAATTTGTAAAACAGGGAGAGGGTCTTGGTTATCGTATTGAGATTGCAGTGGACAAAGTGCCACGGGATGGTAGGGTTTTGATTCAGTTGTTAGACAATACAACTAATGCGAATATGTATTATAACTCTCAAATATTACTGAAAAAAACTGGCAATCAGGTATTCACAGGGTACTTGGACATCCCAAGAACAGGAGAGTTACATGAGTATTGCCTTAGATTTACTCTTGCTAGTCCTGGTAATATCGTTATTCATAAGCCTATGATCATCGATAAGCGCATAATTCCTGAAGAATTTGTAGATAGTACTGACTATAACAGTGAGTATAATCGAGTGACCATGTCATTGATGAAAGATAGTTTTGCCATCAAGTCCTTAAATAGCGCAGGAGATCTCATTGCTGGTATCAACATTGGAGCCAACGGTAACAACCGTATTGTAGGTCGAGCTACTCATATTACTGGAGAAACCTTGATTGACAATGCAGTTATCAAATCGGCCATGATTGATAAACTCAAAACTGCCAATTTTGAAGCTGGTTCAGTAACTACTAATATTTTAGGGGCAAACTCTGTTACAGCTGACAAAGTACTGATGGACTCAGCCATGGCTCGAAGATTTGTATCGAACGACATATTCACGGATACTTTAGCTGCTAAAACCGCATTTATCAATAAATTACGATCAGTAGTTGTAACTGCGACATTACTTGAAGGTTTTAAGGGTCGTATAGGTGGATTCCAAATCGGTACTCATGACAAAGACCCATCTGTATACTGGTTAACTGGTACTAACCAGTTTGATGTTGGTATGAGTAACGGTAGTTCCAGCTGGGGGCAAACAGCCCTTTGGGTCAACTGGGGCAATAACTGGAACAAAGCAGGTGACTACGCTTGGTTTGTGAAACGTACAGGAGAGATGTTCTGTTATAACAAGGCACAATTTTGGAATATTCCTGTCATTCACGGTGATTTAAAAGTTACAGGTAATATCTATTATTCAAAAGATAATCGCATAGCAGGATTTTGGATTCACTCAGATATTTACACACATTTCCAAGAAAGAAACGGCTATTTATATATGTATAAACAAGGTGGCAGTTATTCTTGGATACCAATCAATAAAGAAATCTCTGACCGTAGATATAAACACAACATTGAAGATAGCAAGGTATTAGCTTTGGAAGTTATCGAACGTCTAAAAACTTACTCTTATAGTAAGGAATATGATGGGAAAATTGAGGATATTTCATGTGGTATCATGGCTCAAGATGTACAGAAATACGCTCCTGAAGCATTCTTTGAAAATCCAGATGGTGCATATTCATATAACACATTCGTCCTCGTACCTTATTTAATTAAGGCTATTCAAGAACTCAATCAAAAAATTAAGAAATTGGAGAAAACAGCATGAATGAACAAGACAAACAAATCAGCAGTCTAGCGATTAATTCGCTAAGCAAGAAAATCAGTAACGAAGCTACTCAATTGGCTATGACAGAAGCTATCTACACAGTTACTGCGATGGAACTTGAGCAGATGAAACAAATCATCGAGTCAGATGAAGAGCTCAAATCAAAATTTGAAGAAGCGAAAGGGAAAATGACAAATGACAATCAATAACTATGAACTAGCAAGCAAGCCTTATACACGAGGCTTCGGCGACAATATCAAGACAGTGGTTGAAATCCGTCTGTCAGAAGGTAACCGTTACAGTGCCAACATGCGTGAATTGGCAGGTGACCGTACACAAGAAAATGAAGATGTCTTGATTCAAGATGTGCTGGATATCCTAAAAGCCGAGCTAGATCCAGGAAGTGCCATCGTCAAAGCTCAATCTAAAATCGAGCAAACTGCACAGAAACTTACCAAAACTGAAAATAAGCAGAACGAATTGCTTGAATTAACCAATAGAATTAACAAGGTAGTACGTGTCATAGCACAAGATTCAATCATGGGCGAGAAAATTGCCTACGGCACAACCTACAAGGAACTTGTCGAACTCTTCCCATTGGCTGAGGAAGGTAAGGCTTATCATCCGGGCGATATGTTTGTGATTGAAGATCCTGAACACGCTGAATTAAACGGCGAGGGCAAGCGTGTCTTGATTCAGACAAATCAGGCTTTCACTTACAAAGGCGAATCTCTCAAACAACTTGAGGGTGCACCATCTCAAAATGGCCTTCTTGCAATTTGGAAGTGGGAAGGACAAAAAAACGAAAGCGATCTTGAGACTACTAGAGTTTCTGCAAATTAGATTGGAAGTGGTCTGATTGGAATTACTAGCATTTCTGGATAAATTGAGCCCGATTCTAATCGTGATCATTCCTAGCTATTTCTCTTTCAAAAGCACTCAGAATACAAAAGAGACTGACAAGCAAATCAGTCTCTTATCTGATAAAATTAGCTCCATTGAAAAGACAGTCTCGAATGTTGAGACTATCGGCAAAGATAATAGCAAAGATTTGAACGTTATTGGAAAAGGTCTTCAAAGATTACAGCGTTTTCGATTACAAGAAAACCTAAAAAAAGCCATTAGACGAGGCAGTACCAGTCAGCATGAGATTGAGGAATTGTCTCGTCTTTATGAAAGTTACGTGGAACTTGGTGGGAATGGGGCCATCAAGGTATTGTATGAAAAATTTCTAGCATTGGAAATTGTGGAGGAAAATATAAATGCAACAGATCAATGAAATTTTACTTAATGGAGCAGTTAGCATTCTAGTCATTTTAGTAGGTATCGCAGTTAAAGCGATTAAAGAATATCTTGTCCATAAGGGCGGAGAAAAGACAATCAAGATTGTTGAAATCTTGGCTAAGAACGCAGTCAATGCAGTAGAGCAGGTATCATCTGAGACTGGCTACAAGGGCGAGGAAAAGCTGGAACAAGCACGTATTAAGATTCGTGCTGAGCTTAACAAGTACAACATTAACATGACTGACAGTGACCTCGATACATTCGTTGAGTCCGCAGTTAAGCAAATGAATGACGCTTGGAAAGGACAGTAATCATGGATATTGACAAAAGCAGATTAAGAAGTGGACTTCCACAGGTCGGTGTGAGACCTTACAGACAAGTACACGCACATTCAACGGGCAATCGGAATTCAACTGCTCAGAATGAAGCAGACTACCACTGGCGCAAAGACCCTGAACTTGGTTTTTTCTCTCACGTAGTTGGTAATGGTCGAGTTATGCAAGTAGGGCCAGTAAACAACGGAAGTTGGGACGTAGGTGGCGGTTGGAATGCTGAGAGTTATGCAGCAGTTGAATTAATTGAAAGTCATGCAACTAAAGAAGAGTTCATGACTGACTACAAGCTCTATATTCAACTACTACGTGAACTTGCAGAAGAAGCTGGATTGCCTGTCACTCTGGATACAGACGACCTTGAAGGAATTAAAACGCATTACTACTGTACTTATCATCAACCAAATAACAATTCAGACCACGTTGACCCTTATCCATATCTGGCTAAGTGGGGTATTAGTCGTGAACAATTCAAGCATGACATTGAGAACGGTCTTGAAATTAAAAAAGGCTGGCAGAAGAACAATACTGGCTACTGGTATGTACGTTCAGACGGCTCTTATCCTAAAGAGAAATTTGAGAAGATTAACGGGACATGGTACTACTTCGACAATTCAGGATACATGCTTGCTGAACAGTGGAAGAAGCACAAAGATGGCAAGTGGTACTGGTTTGATAAATCAGGATCAATGGCTACAGGTTGGAAGAAGATTGCTGAAAAGTGGTACTTTTTCAACGGAGAAGGCGCTATGGTCACTGGTTGGATCAAGTATAAGGATACTTGGTACTACCTAGATGGTAAAGATGGTAACATGGTTTCTAATGCCTTCATCCAGTCAGCAGACAAGACTGGTTGGTACTATCTCAAAGAAGATGGCTCACTTGCTGACAAGCCAGAGTTCACAGTTGAACCAGAAGGCTTGATCACACTGAATAAGCCAAAAGAAGAAAAATAAAATAAAATATAATAGAAAGAAATCAAATTAATTATACCTACGAACCGCTGGCCTATGCTGGCGGTTTTTTTGTTTGCTCAAAAAAGGGGCAAAAAAGGGGCAAAAGGTTAAAACTTTTATATTTTTATGGTAAAAATTATATGTAGTTTAAGCCTTATTTGTGCTTATTTAACAAGATTTCTTTCTATTATATACTTATGAAATATAGTTATCTCTTAAAGAAGCAGTTAAATAATAACTTTACAAAAAGCCTGTTGTATCAAGCATTTAAGCTTGTGTGACAGGTTTTTTTTAGTTGAGAGGGGGACTGGGAATGCTATGCTATGCTGATAGTCACTTATAGTTGAATAGCAGTGGTAGTTGATTCCTAATTCGAAGAAACAAAAAAGAACAGTCGAAGCTGTTCTTTTTTATTCTTATTTGAGACCGTATTTTTTGTTGAAACGATCCACGCGTCCATCTGCTTGAGTGAACTTTTGACGTCCA